TGGAGGCTCGCAATACTAATGAAACTCATCTGCGAAGTCAACGAGAATCTCAGCATTATCACTGAGGCAAATGAATCAGGTGAGAAACAGTATTTCCTGGAAGGTATCCTCATGCAGGGTAACTTGGGAAATAAGAACGGTCGCGTTTATCCAACAGAAACGCTAGCCAACGAAGTAGCTCGCTACAATCGCGAGTTCGTCGAGCAGAGCCGTGCATACGGTGAGCTAGGTCATCCACAAGGACCAACAATCAATCTCGAGCGTGTATCACACATGATTAAGTCTCTTCGCCAAGAAGGAGATAACTTCGTTGGTAAAGTGAAGATCATGGATACGCCTTATGGCAATATCGTAAAGAATCTGATGAAAGAAGGAGCCAAGCTCGGTTTCTCCTCTCGTGGTATGGGCTCTCTGGTAAAGAGAAAAGACGGTCTGATGGAAGTTCAGAAAGATTTCCATCTCGCAACCGCCGCCGATATCGTAGCAGATCCTTCCGCTCCACACGCACTCGCGAACGGAATCATGGAAGGAAAGGAATGGGTTTGGGACAACGGCATCCTTATTGAAAAGGACGTCGCTCAAATTAAATCGGATATCAATGAGGGATATCGCACTAATCAGGATCGTGAAACGGTTCTGCTTAATGCTTTCAATAAATTCCTCAAAAATATCTAAAAAAATGGCGTCAATTTTATAAATAAACTAGAAGAATCTTCTATAACCCTGAGGGAGAATAATAATATGTCAGGTCAGGAATTAAACGTCGATCAGCTCGACGTGCAAGAAGCAAAAAAGGCGAGCTACGGCGTTAACGCTGAGGTCGCTGACGCAACTGGTGTTCAGGCAACGCCTCCAGGCGGAGCTGCCCAGAAGGGTGAAGTATCGGGACCAATGACTCAGGGTTCAGGTATCAAGCCTTATACAAAGGTAGGCATGATCAATGCTATGCTCGATTCACTCTCAGGAATGAAGAAAGCCGAAGTATCAGCCATGTATGACAAGTTCAAGGGCGATAAGACAAACCCAATGCAGGGTAACTCTGTTAATCCAAAGGGTCGTGTTGCTGAAGAAAAGATCGCTCGTCTTTCAGCAGAAGACATCGACGTTTCAGACGACATCAAGGCAATCTTTGCTGGAACGGAAGTTTCAGAAGAGTTCATTTCAAAGGCAACAGAAGTTTATACAGCTGCTGTTCTCGCTAAGGTAAATGAGCAGCTCGAAGTTGTTGAATCAAAGTTCACTGATTCACTAACAGAAGAAACCGCCACGATTTCTGAAGAACTCGTTGAGCGTGTTGACACATACCTCGACTACGTTGTTGAGCAGTGGATGGAAGCAAATTCCGTTGCTGTTGAGCGTGGTCTCAAGGCTGAAATCGTAGAGAACTTCATGCACGGACTGAAAGGTCTGTTCGAAGCTAACTACATCGACATTCCAGACGAAGCAGTTGACGTTGCTGAAGAACTCGCAGATCGTTGCGAAGCTCTTGAGTCAGCTATCAACGAAGAAATCGAAAAGAACGTTGAGCTTACAGCCCAGCTAAAAGAATTCGAACGCGCATCAGCGTTCGCTCAAGTTTCAGAAGGCCTGACAGATACGCAAGTAGCAAAACTGCAGTCACTTTCTGAAGCAGTTGACTTCGAAAGCGTTGATACGTATGCGAAGAAGATTGCTACACTTCGTGAGAGTTACTTCCCTTCAAAGTCCTCGGCCGGGATTTTGTCCGAAAGCGTAACACTCGATGAGGAACCAGTGGGTGACGGAGAAGTCACTGAAAAGCAGGTTCCAGTTGAAATGGCTGCTTATATGTCCGCGATCACTCGCGGTATCAAGAAGTAATTTTTAATCAAGGAGAATAACATGCAATCTCTGAATGAAACAGTTCAGAAAAAGTGGCAGCCAGTTCTAGAACATCCTGACCTGGCGCCAATTAAGGACGTTCATCGTCGTTCGGTAGTTGCTCAGCTCTTGGAAAACCAAGAGAAGGCAGCTCGTGAAGACGGTTTCGGTTCGGGCGGATATCGCGCTCCAGGCCTCCTGGGCGAAGCTGCTCCAATCAACTCGATGGGTTCTTCATCTTCGACAGCATCAGATGGTTCGATCGATACATTCGATCCAGTTCTCATCTCGCTCGTTCGTCGTTCGATGCCTAACCTCATCGCTTATGACATCTGCGGCGTTCAGCCAATGACAGGTCCAACTGGTTTGATTTTCGCGATGCGTTCGCGTTACTCAACTCAGGCTGGCACAGAAGCTCTGTTCAACGAAGCTAACACAACCTTCTCTGGTTCAGCTGCTGGTAACACTGCTTCACGTCTCGTTGTCGGTAACACGACAACTGGTCGTACACAGTCGTCAAACGATCCAACAGATCGTACGTCAGCTGCTACGACTAGTTCGTATACCGTTTCAACTGGTATGACACGTAACCAGGCAGAACGCCTCGGTGATACTGCTTCTAACGCATTCCAGGAAATGGCATTCTCGATCGAGAAGGTTGCTGTTACTGCCGTTTCGCGTGCTCTGAAGGCAGAATACACGATGGAACTCGCTCAGGATCTTAAGGCTATTCATGGTCTGGATGCTGAAACAGAACTGTCAAACATCCTCGCTGCTGAAATCCTCTCGGAAATCAACCGCGAAGTAGTTCGTACGATCAACTACACAGCTTCGGCTGGTGCTACTGAGAACGTAACGACTTCTGGAACATTCAACCTCGACGTTGACTCAAACGGTCGCTGGATGGTTGAAAAGTTCAAGGGTCTTCTGTTCCAGATCGAACGCGAAGCTAACCAGATTGCCAAGGCAACCCGCCGTGGTAAGGGTAACGTCCTGATCTGCGGATCTGACGTTGCATCAGCTCTTCAGATGGCTGGCGTCCTGGATTACACTCCAGCTCTCGCTAACAACCTGAACGTTGACGACACTGGTAACACATTCGCTGGTGTTCTGAACGGACGTATCAAGGTCTACATTGACCCATACTTCGCTTCGACATCTGGTTCACAGTATTTCACACTCGGCTACAAAGGCTCTTCAGCTTTCGACGCTGGTCTGTTCTACTGCCCATACGTTCCTCTCCAGATGGTTCGCGCCGTTGGTCAGGATACGTTCCAGCCAAAGATCGGCTTCAAGACACGTTACGGCATGGTAGCCAACCCATTCGCAACATCTTCAGCCGACGGTGCTATCGGTGCTCCAAACACCAAGGGTTACAACACCTACTATCGTTTCGTCAAGATCACAAACTTGATGTAATCGAAACCCTCCATGTGGGAGGGGATAATAAGACGGGTTCAAACCGCAAACTGGGGGATCTTCGGATCCCCCTTTTTTATTATAAATAGGCTTATGAAGACGTTCTCACAGTTCATTGCCGAAGCTCCTCTCATGTCTAAGATCGGGAGAAAGACAAAGTTTGCTCCAGAAACTGGCAAACATATGCCCGAGCATGAAGCGGGAAAGAAAGTTGCAAACATTGATAAAGAACATGCTTTGCATCACTACAAAGATTCTGGTCAAGATATCTACGTTGCTCGTCATAAGAAAACTGGCGTAGTTAACGCAACGATTGCTGGTAAGAGAAACTCTAAGTCTGGCACTTATACAGTTCATACAGCAGATTCGACAGGACAGGGACCAAAGGTTCACAAAGTTTATCGCAAGATCATGCAGTCTGGACATTCACCAACCATCGTTGGTAAGTCGCACTCGGCAGGTGGTCAGAAGATTTGGCAGAGCTTGTCAAAAGAACGCGGTGTATCTGTTCATGGTTGGCATCACGGTAAAGCACATAACATTGATGCACGCGACTCTGAAGATACGCACGTTCCAGATACAGAAGCTAAAGCTGGTCATCTTAAGAATGATCCTGCTGGCAAAACACAATACAAGATGAAGTTGATCGCTTCTCTTCACAAAAGAAAGACTGCTAAATAATGTCAGCAGAAGAGAATCAACCGAATAACATCAACTTCCTTGGTCAGAACGGTTTCCGTTTTGCGATCAAGAGACTTCCTACGGTCAACTACTTCTGTCAGAGCGTAACGATCCCTTCAGTCACGATGGGTGCTATTGATAGCCCAACACCATTCTCAGTCGTGCCACGCCCTGGAGATCGCATCACATACGATCCTCTGACTATCACGTTTAAGGTTGATGAGAATCTTCAGAACTACTTCGAGATCCAACGCTGGATCGAAGGTCTTGGGCATCCAGATGAACTCAAGCAAACAGCTGATCTGTCTCGCGAGATCCGTAACTCACAGATTGGCGGAGCTGGAACTAGAATGCTTGGCTACTACACAACGTTCGTATCAGACGGTGTGCTTTCTATCTTGACAAGCAACAAGAACTTGAATAAGAATATCTTCTTCCAGGATATGTTTCCAATAAGCCTGTCAGAGTTGCAGTTCGAGTCGACGAATATCTCAATCGAATACCTGCAGGCTACAGTTGTGTTCCGCTATCGTAAATACCAGTTAGAAATATGACCCCTGTGTAACATAAGTCATTATAGCAATGTAACACGTTGTTGTCAAGACTAAAATCGTTCTTGACATGTAAATCAGGATATGATACTATTATAAAATGAAACTTGAAGAAATCTACGAAATGTGGGACAAAGACGCCAAGTATGATGATCTCAACTTGGACGCAGAGTCACTCAACATCTCATCCCTCCACGCCAAATATAATCGCCTTCTGTCTGAGACAAGGAGTCAACTTCGTGCATGCTTCATTCAGCGAAAAAGTAGGTCTAATCTTTTGCGGGATTATTATCTTGGCAATCTTAACAATCCCGACGACCTTGAGCGAATTAATCGACCACCTTTTCTTCAAAAAGTTCTGAAGAACGAAGTCCAAGGTTATATCGATGCAGACGACGAGTTACTCAAACTCGAAACCCGCACAGCTATGCTTGAAGAGAAAGTCGATGTGATCGTTGAGATCATGAAGTGTATCCATAAGCGTGGATACGATATCAAGTCCGCCATTGAGTGGAGAAAGTTCACTAATGGATTCTGACCTGAAGCTGACTAAGGTAAATGAAGCATGGATTCGTGTAGACGGTGACATGGGCGTCGCACGCGAGCTTGCAGAACATTTAACCTTTGAAGTTCCAGGCGCTAAGTTCTCACCAAAGTATAAGTCGCGCGTGTGGGATGGTAAGATCCGTCTGTTAAACTCACGCAACATGCAGACGTATGCGGGTCTTGTTCCTGAGATAC